GAATGATGGATCGATCTATGAAAAGATGGCCCCCTTAACCCCTATTCTTGAAAACTCTGGGACTTCCCAGAATTATGTGAAAGCTGCCCAGGAACAAACAAAGGGTGAGTTTTTTAACATGACTCAGTCGATGGGATTCGCCCGGATGGTCAATGGCAAAATCGAATATCTACCGATGTTTGAGTTTTACAATAAAGCATTGGACATGGCGCAATTTCAGGTTTCAACCGGGGTGCTTGATTACAACACTGCTACCCGGAATGCGGTTAAGCAGATCGCTCAAAGTGGTTTGCGATGGGTAGATTATGAATCTGGTTGGCATAACCGGGTTGACGTGGCCGCCAGACGGGCGGTGATGACAGGCGTTAATCAGATGTCGAGTAAGATGAATGACCAGGTCGCAAAGGATCTTGCCGCTGATTATGTGGAAGTAACGGCCCATTCCGGGGCGAGGCCGGATCATGCTGAGTGGCAGGGGAAAGTGTTTAAGATTCATGGCAGCGTAAAAGGATATCCGAATTTAGCAGCAACTACCGGGCTGGGAAAAGTAACTGGATTGTGCGGGGCAAATTGCCGTCATAATTACTATGCCTTCTTCCCGGGGATCTCAGTCCCAACTTACACTAATGAGCAACTCAAGAACATCGACCCTAAAGATTTTGAGTATGAGGGCAAAACCTACACCCACTATGATGCCGCGCAAAAGCAGAGGCAGATTGAAACCGCAATGAGGCAATCCAAGAATGAAATCATCGGATACAAAGAAGCCGGACTGGATCAAGACTTTACAGCGGCAAGCATTAAGCTTCAGCAGCAAAAGAAGTTTTATAAAGAGTTTAGCAAGAAGGCGCAACTGCCATTGCAGAATGAGCGAAATCAAGTGTTGGGGTTCGGGAAGAGCATTAGCCAGAAGAGTGCATGGGCTGCCAAGAGGGCAGAATAGGATACAAGCATAAAGTCACATATCCAAAGCCTAAAAATCTTACTAGATAAGGCGGTGATCTTAAAATCTCCCCTCGCCGGGGTTAAGGTGCGACCTGGATAAGTCGTTAAACGGTCTATTTTTAATACCTAAAATTCGGCTACCCTGCAAGCCTATGAAAGCAGGACCACGGGTGACAGCGACCACCTAAAACGCTTAGTGGGAAAGGACAACAACCATGAAAACAGAAGACTTAACAGCATTAGGATTGTCAGAAGACCAGATTAAGAGCGTATTTGCGCTAAATGGAACCGATATCGAGAAATACAAAGCTGACGTTGAAAAGCAAAAACAGGAAGTAATTAAAGCCAAAGAAGAGCTGGAAGGTGTCAAAACTCAATTGAGTGAAGCCAATACCGCTATCAAAGGGTTTGAAGAATTGGACGTTGAAGGGATTAAGAAGGCCGCCGATGAGTGGGAAGCGAAGTACAAACAAGATACCGAAGCCCTAAAAACTCAAATGTCTACCAAAGAGTATGAATTTGCAGTAGATAAGTTTTTAGGTGGCGTAGAGTTTAGTTCAGAGCTGGCCAAAAAGGCAGTGTTCGCAGAATTTAAAGACAAGGGCTTCAAGCTGGAAGAAGGAAAGTTCTTAGGAGCTGATGATTACATCACAGCCCTTAAAGCAAGTAATCCAGCGGCATTTGTGCCTGATAAAGCACCCAAACCAGAGCCCCCAGGTGTTGTTGTAAATACCGGTGGCACTCACGGCGGCGGCATTCGGACCATCGATCATAATGCTATTTCAGATGATCAGTTCTTTGAAATGGCATTCGCAAAAAAATAATTTTAAGTTTAGAAGGAGAAATAAAAAATGGCAAATGAATTTTTAGATGTAAAAGTAATTGCAAGGCTTACCTTGCAACGGTTAATTGAAAATATGGTATTCCCAAACCTGATCTATCGTGATTTCTCAAACGATTTTCAGCCAGGTAAAGGCGCAAAGATCCAGGTTAAAAAACCAGTTGTTCTGGAAGCGAAAGACTTCGATGAAACAAACGGTGTTACTGCACAGGACATTAAAGAGTCCAGCGTTGAAGTAACCCTGGATAAACTGGCCACAGTCGATGCAGAATGGGGAGCAATCGCAGGAGCAACGAGCATTGATGATCTTAACCGGTTGTTTATCGAACCTTCGGCGGTGGCACTGGCGGAAAAAATCAATAGCGATGGTTTGTTCCTGTACAAGGATATTCCTTACACCGCTGGTGTCGCCGGGACAACCCCTGCATCACTGAGTGTTATCGCTGACGCACGGAAAGCATTGAACATCAATAAGGTACCACTGGCTGGGCGCGTGGCTGTATGGGACCCAGAGGCAGAAGCATCACTAAGCACTTTGGATGCGGTTGCCCATGCTGAAAAATCAGCAAGCACAGATGCCCTTCGCGAAGGCGAATTGGGCCGGCTGTATTCATTCAATAACTTTATGGCTCAGGGAATCAAAACCCACACCGCTGGAACTTTAGCTGTTGGCGGTGGAACGACTCCTAAGATTGTTCCTAAAGCTATCGTCGCTGAAGGAGCTACTGGCCTGACTCTGGCCGTTACCGGCGGAACCAGCCCAACCTTAACCGGGACACTGGTTAAAGGCGACATCCTGACAATTAAAGGAAAAACTTACACCGTCGCAACGGGCGGAACAGCTGCCTCAGATGAATTGGCTGTGACTGTTTACCCAGCCCTCCCAGCGCTGGCCGTGACCGATGCCATCACCGTGACTGCAAGCCATACCGCAAACCTCGGTTTTGCACCACAGGCATTTGCATTTGTTACCCGTCCGCTAACATTGCCTTCTGGTGTTGAAGCATATGTTGTTTCTTACAACGGCGTTTCAATGCGTGTTGTTAAGGGATATGACATCAAATATAAGAAAGAAACGATTTCCATGGACGTGCTCTATGGTTACAAAACCATGTATCAGGAGCTGGCTGTTCGTATCTTAGGTTAAGAACATGGTCTATGTAGATTCCGCTTACTACACAGCCACATACGGAGGAAAACTGGTTCAATCTGATGATTTCATCCGGCTTTCCTCCATGGCTACGGCCTACATTAACCAGATAACCATGGGCAGAATCACAGAGGATGTCACAGATCCCGTTAAGATGGCCACTTGTGCCGTAATGGATGAACTTTTCAAGCAAGAAAAGGGGCCGGAGATTGCCAGTGAATCAGCCGGGAAGGAATCAAGATCCTATGTGGCATCGGGCAAATCAAGTGAACAAAAACTCAATGAAGCGGCGAGAGTATGGCTGGCGAGCACCGGGTTATTGTATCGAGGTTTGGAATGATTACCAATGCAGACATGACAATCTACAACAAATATTATGACCGCGTATTGGAGAAAGATATTTATTGCCGGACGTATCTTTATGGCATTAACTGGCAAGGATCCCGGGCGGTGACGGTAAATGACAAAGGTTTGCTGACAGCTGATATTACAGAGGTTTTGATTGACCGGGATGTGACCACAGACAAGATTTACTTAAAACCTAAAGCGTGGGCAAGATCGGATCAGAAGGATCAGTATTTCACACTAAATGCCGGCGACATTATTGTCAAAGGAATTGTCGACTTTGATCTTACCGGCGTTAAGCCAAACAATCTGGACGGTCTAAAAAACACCTATGACGATGTATTTACCATCATTTCCGTTGTCGATCTGACCGATGCGTCACTTCCTCATTGGGAGATTGGAGCGAAATAATGGACACGAAAATTAAGATCAACATAGACCCCACTGAGAAGATTTTATTAAAACGAGGACTTGATAAAAACGGCAAAGCGCAAAAGTTCATGACACATGAAATTAGGCGGTTAAGTGATAAATATGTCCCGAAGCGATCAGGGCCTTTAAAAAACACAGCGGTGGAAAAGCCGGGGTCAATCGAATATATCCAGCCTTACTCACGGCGTCAATGGTATGAGCATAAAGGAAAGGGCTTGCGGGGAAGACAATGGTGTTTGAGAATGTGGTCCGATCGTGGCAAAGAGATTGTAAAATCAGTGGCAGATATGGCGGGAGGTAAAATCAAATGACGATTATAAAGTACATTCGAGATTTTATTAAGACCTGTCCATACCTGGATGAATATCACCGGGGGATTGGTGTTGATTACCTCAAAGAAGAAACCACGGCCTACATGATCGAAAGTGTTCCGGTCGATCCGATCTTCAAAAAATACACAGATGGCGGATCCGTGAGACAGTTTGCTTTTAACTTTTGCAGTCGAGAGCCTTATGGTTCTGATGTGCTTGAGAATCTTGATAACATTGGTTTCTTTGAACACTTTTCAGAATGGCTAGAGCTCTGGACGGATTCCAACGATTTGCCAGATATGAACGAAAATCAGATCCCGGTATCAATCCAAGCGACCACCCCGGGATATATGTACAACAACGAATTGGATAAAGCACAGTATATTAT